GCATATGACCTCGCAGGTGTTCAACCAATGAACGGTCCTACCGGACTGATCTTCGCAATGCGTTCACGTTACAGCAGCCAGACTGGTTCTGAAGCACTGTTCGATGAAGCAGATACCGCATTCGCAAACAGTGGTATTTCTACCTCTGGTGTATACACTCCTGGTAGTGACACCTCTACTTCTGGTTTAGGTACTTCTACACAAGGTAATAGCAACCCTAACACTCTTAATCCTAGCAGCTCTGCAACTCAACAGGCATATGCTGTTGGTCAGGGTATGGACACCGACATGGCCGAGGGTCTGGGTGCTCCTGGTGACAACACTTTCAACGAGATGGCATTCTCGATTGAGAAAGTCACCGTTACTGCTAAGTCAAGAGCTCTGAAAGCAGAGTACTCCTTGGAACTGGCACAAGACCTGAAAGCAATCCACGGTCTGAATGCTGAGGCTGAGTTGGCAAACATCCTGTCAACTGAGATCCTCGCAGAAATCAACCGTGAAGTCATCAGAACTATCTACAAGACTGCTAAGACTGGTGCACAAAACAACGTTGCTACTCAGGGTATCTTCGACCTCGACGTTGACTCCAACGGTCGTTGGTCTGTTGAGAAGTTCAAAGGTCTGATTTTCCAAATCGAGCGTGATGCAAACCGCATTGCCCAAGAGACTCGTAGAGGAAAGGGCAACATGATTCTGTG